ATGGCTTCTGGAGGCAGTGGAGGCCGAAGCAGCCAAATCAACGCTTCCAGCAGCCCCTAATAGGCAATGGATCGATGATTTTGTAGCGCGTTGCTATCGTGAGGCGGTATGTCGGGCCTAATCTATCGAGCCAAAAACTTTGCCGAAAAGGCCCATGCCTCTCAGGTCAGAAAATATTCTGGCGAACCTTATGCGGTCCATTTGCGTGAGGTCGCTGGTTATTGCGCCGAAGTTGGTTGCCGTGACGAAGTTGTAGCTGCCGCTTGGTTGCATGACGCCAAGGAAGATCAAGGTGTTACGGGCGCTGAATTGGTAGCTTTGTTTGGCCCTGACGTTGCGCAATTAGTAGATGAGGTTACGGACCAAAGCAGACTAGAGGACGGTAACCGGGAAGCCCGCAAGACGATTGACCGCGAGCACGTTGGACGTGGGTCGCCGGAAGGTAAGACGATCAAACTTGCGGACCTAATAAGCAATACGAAAAGTATTGTAAGCCGCGATCCGCACTTCGCCGTGACCTACATGCGGGAGAAGCGTCTTTTGATGCCGCTGCTAACTGAGGGGGATCAGGCGCTCTATCGACGCGCGCTCGACCTGTTAGAACGTTATGAGGCCGCCGTAGCTCAGCGGTAGAGCAGCGCTTTTGTAAAGCGAAGGTCGGTGGTTCAAGTCCATCCGGCGGCACCACTTACTGGTTATAAGTGGCCGCTTGCGGACATTTTCAGACTTTGCTATATTAGTCCTTGGAGGTTTTGCGCGTGCCGCCACGCACGATCATTGCCTTTCGATACCGGCTTTTGGGTAGCTCCTAAAAGTCGCACTAGGGGCGGGCGCTAGCGACCGGGGTCCATCCGGTTGCGGCCCCGCCTGCCTAGTTCCCGATGGACCCGGAGTTTAAATGAACCGCCCCTGGATGCCCCTTTATGTCGCTGATTATTTAGCGGACACTGCGCATTTGCGCGTCGAAGAACACGGTTCCTATCTCCTCCTAATAATGCACTATTGGCGCACAGGCCGTCTCCCAACGGATGACGCCGCGCTCGCCCGCATTTCCAGGATGACGCGAGCGGAGTGGAAAAAAGCAAAACCGGCCATACAGCCACTCTTTTTAGAGGGATGGAAACACAAGCGCGTTGAGTTTGAATTGACAGAAAATGCAAGAATTTCTGCCGCCGGTCACATAGGCGGAAAGGCTAGTGCCGCAGCACGTAGAAAAAACAAAGAACAACAAAATCAAACACTTAATTTAACGACCGTTGAAAAATCGTTGAACGACCATGCCAACGATTCGTCAACGAATGGTCAAGCCCTACAGCCACAACCACAGTCACCTATTAAGGAAGTAAGTAAAAGGGATGATGATGCTAGCGCGAAGCCCCCCTTAATTTCGCAAGAGGCTTTTGAGGTAGAAAGGGAAATGGGAAAGATCGTCGGTATCGATCCGGATTTTGTTCCCCCAGCATGGTTCGGTGCCCCTCACAAAATCCAGGCGTGGCTATCGAATGGCTGGCCTGCGGAATCAATTATTGCTTCGACGCGAATGCAGATGGCCGCGCGAAATGGAAAACCGCCGCCTTCGACGGCTGGTTATTTTGAAAAAGGGATAGCAGATTTCATCGCAAACAACGCCAGACCAATTCCAATTGGAGAGAAAAATGCAGCATCTACCAGTTCCGAACTTTCAACGTCAGGTCACACCAACGGCGGATCGTCAGGCAATCGTAAACAAACGCGAGACGATATTATCATTGCCGGAATGCGTCACGTTGCGGTCAAAATGGCTGGGGACCGTGAACGCAAACGGCAAGCTGACGCCATACCTATCGAGCGGCCTAACGGCGCTGACACAAAATGAAATGGCTACTGTGGAAAACCAATTGAAAGACCTACAAACGCTTGTGTCTGGCTATGGCGACGTATTCGAAGATGAACAAAAGCAAACGATACTGACCAAGCTTTTCTTGGCTAAGCCGAGTAGCCCTATGACTGAAATGGGGGCGGCATCGCGGGCCGAATCTTACATGATGGCACTAGAGGATATTCCGGCCTGGGCTGTGGATGAAGCTATTAAAAAATGGCATCGTGGGGAGATTTCAAACGTCTCCGAAGATGATTTGAAATGGGCACCAGATTCGGCAGTCTTGCGTAGAATTGCCGTGGGTATGCTTGCCCCGTACCACGATGCAATTGTTGAAATTGAGCGTGTTTTATTGGCCAAACCGCTTGAGGAGGTTTTGAAAAATGCCGCAGTATGACCAACTACCACCGCAAAAAATAATCAACCTATTTGTGCCCGAAGGCGTTCGCGGCTATGATAAAATGGTAGAAATATCCAAAGGTAAATTGGATGGCGATTATTATTACGAACGCGAACGAACTTGCCATGATGGCGAAGTGCGATCTGGAATTTGGGTGCCGTACAGTTGGTGGATTTCACGACCTGAAAAGTAGCTTTTCACGATATGAAAACTGACCACTAAAGGTAAGACAAGGTGCGCAATGACAACCACCGACCGCCAAAACCTAATCGCCTGTTACCTTTCCGGTCAGATAGCAGAACAGGCGTGGCAGGAGCATCTGAGGATGGACCAAGGCCTAGGATGGGCATTTGAGATGGCCCGCATTCCCAATACGAAGGCCAAGGAATGCGATAGCGAGCCAAAGGGGCTATACGGCTATGAAATAACGCGCCTACAGGCAAAAGAACCGTCCATGACATTCGTCGATCTAGAGCAAAAACTGACGACAGATCGCGTTAAGGCGTGGGAGGCCAAGCAATCTCAGTCCTTTTGGAGCTTTATCCGGCGTTTGTTTTCATGACGAAGGTTTTTATTTGCCTACCAGCCTTTAAGCACACTAACACGTCATTCACGACGGCCAGTCTCGTGGCTTTGACGCGGTTTTTAACCGAGCGTGGACAGTTTTACGGATTTGCGCAAAAGAGTTTCCCGGATATTGCTGATTTGCGGGCGGTATTTCTAACTCTTTGGTTCGACCACCATCCGGAAGCCACGCATATCCTTTTTTACGACGACGACATGCAGGCTGAACCTCAATTAGTGTTGGATATGATTGACTTTAACGAGCCTTTCGTTGGGTGTATATATCCCAAACGAACCCTCCCAATTACGTGGGTAGGAGGCGCGGTACCTGGGGACCAAATCGTTAAGAATGGATTTATGAAAGTTGAAGGGGTGGGATGCGGGATAGCGTTGATAAGTCGGGAATGTGTACAAAATCTCATCGACACCGGTAATGTTGAGCTAGACGAAGACTTGGAATCCTGCATAGCTGGGCAGGCTGTAAAAGCAGAAGGTTCTACAAGACTCATTCGAGCGTTTGAGAAAATGCACCTTCCCGGTCGCCGCTTGTCTGAGGATTATTCGTTCTGCGAACGTCATAGGCGGGCCGGTGGGGAAGTTTGGGCGGCAATTCACCATAAGATTACCCATGTCGGGGACTATGGATTTAGTGGACGGTTTGCTGATAACATTGACGACGGCACTCTAAAACTGGTGGAAAACTAATGGCTGGTGTCTGTCTTATTCTCGCATCACGAGGGCGAAACGATATACTTTTTCGCACCCTTCGCACTACGATGGCAAATGCGCACCGTTTTGATACTGAAGTTGTTATTGTTTTAGATGACGATGACCCACAACATTTGAATATTGCGGCCATTGACCCTAAATGTTCCTGGTTACCTCGCATTCAGAGAATTGACGGTCCACGAGAAGACACACTCGGTGCTAAATATAATCGCGGTTATGCGAACGCCCCCAGAGCTAAACTCTACGTTCCATTCGTAGACACGGTTGCCATCGTTACTCCGGGCTGGGATGAAAGACTTTATCGGGCCGCTAAACAATTCAAGGATAAAATCGGCGCAGTGAATTTTGGGTATCAGCAAAATCCAACTACGCTCCCACAGATGATCGGTTTGACCCCTGGATTTATCAAGCATCAGGGGTATTTCATGCCGCCGTATTTTAGCTTTTGGTGGCACGATACATGGGTAAATGAAATAAGCTTTCTCGTCCGTCGAACAGCTTATGTTGACGCTAAAATCGGCAGGCTTCCAGAGGACAAGAAAACCAGAGGAGCGAGAGAGATTGCTTTTTGGTCTGCGTGCTATTATGAATTAAGGCACGAACGTATGGAAATAGCCCGAAAGATTGTTGCGGCTTCGGATTATCCTGAATGGCAAAAGCACACCATCAATCTCGAAATGGAATACTGGAGCGATGTATCCAATTCCCGTGAAGCCGGAACCACAAGAAACCCATATTGGATTGCCGAGTTTCAGGAGAAACACAGTTTTGACGCCGAGGATAATCCGCGATATCAAAGGGTAAAAGCCGCAATGCTTGAGAAGATCAAGGCGCTCGGGCCGGATAAGAAGGCGGCGTGATGCAGACTGGCCTGACCAAGCGCGAATTACTTATTGGCTCGGTCGCCACTTTTGGCGCTGCCACGCTTTCGGGTATTCCCAGTAAGGAAGTCGCTTTATCTCGCTCCTCCTATGAGGCCGCAGCGTCCGAAGTAAGGGCCACTACGTACTGGATGTCCCCAAGCAAGTTCTATGCCTTGACTACGGCGGGTTTGGTGGAACTGTAGATGCCAACCCTCCCCAATTCCAGGCACGAAGTCTTTGCACAAGAGCTAGCCAAAGGCGCATATGCTACGGATGCCTATGAAACTGCGGGATTTAAGCGCCATGATGGTAATGCGAGCACTCTCGCTAACCGTCCAGACATAGAGGCGCGTGTAGAGGAAATTAGAGGACGAATAGCGGAAAAGGTCATCCAGCGTACAGGAATAGACCGCGCTAAGATTCTTGAGGAGCTAGCCACGCTCGCAACCGTGGCTCATGGAGACGATTGGGTGAGGGCTTCCGATAAGCGCGCGGCTCTTGTAGACTACGCTCGCATAGAGGGTTGGGTGATCGAGCGCACGGAAACTGGCAAGCCGGGCGATTTTGACCGCATGGATGACGATGAACTTAGATCATTTATCGCGAGCCGAGAAGATCGAGTTAGCGAAGGCCATAGCCGAACTGGAAAGGCGAACGGTCAAGCGGGAGTGCGAAGCAAGTCTAACGGGGTTCATTAGGCATGCTTGGCATGTTCTTGAGCCTGGGCAGCCCTATAAGCACGGCTGGCACATCGACGCGCTGTGCGAGCATGCGGAAGCTGTTTTAGACGGGAAGATATTGAGATTCCTTGGAAATGTTCCACCAGGGACAATGAAATCTATGATTTTCTCTGTGTTTCTCAATGCTTACGCATGGGGACCAAAGAACAGACCGCACATGAGGTTTCTCGCCACCTCTCACAATGAGAGGAACTCAACGCGAGACAACCTGAAATGCCGCCGACTAATCGAATCCGAGTGGTATCAAGGCTTCTGGGGCGACCGCGTACAGTTAACCGGTGACCAAAACGCCAAGACCAAGTTTGAGAACACGGCGGCTGGTTTCCGGGAAAGTACACCCTTCACATCGATGACCGGTGCTAGAGCGGACGTGGTGATCCTCGACGATCCTATGTCGGTTGATGACGCCCTGTCCGAGAAGACGCGGGAAGGCATTAACATTACGTTCCGGGAGTCATTGCCCACCCGTTTGAACAACCCCGATAGCTCGGCCATCATCGTAATTATGCAGCGATTACATGAGGATGACACAAGCGGCGTTATCCTGAGCGGGGATGTTGGTTACGAACATCTTTGTTTGCCTATGCGCTTTGATCCGCTGAGATGCTGCGAAACCTCCATTGGATTTAAAGACCCCAGGACAGAAGATGGCGAGTTGCTTTTCCCCGAGCGCTTTCCTGAATGGGTTGTGGACCGTGACGAAGAAATCATGGGACCAATTGCTACCGCCGGGCAAATGCAGCAATCCCCAATTCCTCGGGGCGGTTCGATTATCAGACGGGAATACTGGCAGGTCTGGGATGAAATCGCAGCGAAAGAGCAGGGTGTTGATGTAATTGACGGTGATCCGAAATACCCGCCATTTGAATTTGTGTTGGCGTCTGCGGATACGGCTTACACCGAGAAGGAAGAAAACGATCCGACCGGATTTGTGATATTGGGTGTCTGGCGCGACAGACAAGAGCGGCCCAAAGTCATGCTGTGCTGGTCATGGGCCAAACATTGCGAATTGCACGGCAAGCCGTTAGAGAAGAAAGAAGGCGAATCCAAGCGGCAATTCGATATTCGATCAATGCCAAGTTGGGGATTAGTCGAATGGATTGCCTATTCGTGCCGAAGGTTTAAGGTCGATAAGCTGCTGATCGAAGCCAAGGCTTCTGGGTTGAGCGTACAACAGGAAATGCAAAGACTGTACCGCGAAGACGGATGGTCAATTGAATTGGTTAAGCCAATTGGTGATAAGGTCGCCAGAATGCACGCAGTAGAGCCCGCCTTTGCGGCTGGCCTGATTTATGCACCGGATGAAGACTGGGCTGAAAAGTGTATTTCTCAGCATGAAGTTTTCCCCAAAGGGAAACACGACGATTTGTGTGACGCAACTTCACAAGGGCTGCAATGGTTGCGCCGCTCCGGCCTGATTGCTCACAACTTCGAGGTATCCGCCGAACTACGCGAGGCGTTGCTGTTCAAGCCAGAGGCTAAGCCGCTGTATGACGCATGACGACATGGAGTTTGCGGGCTGCGAATATGTATCCAAGGCCATTCAAAAGCCTGTTTGGTCGCCTAAAGTTAATGCCGACGATGTGCTTAGTGGCCTTGTGACGTATTGGTCTAAAGGTAGAGAAAAATTCGTCCGTGTAGACGACAAGGGACCCTACATACGCTTGGCAGATTGGCGTGGTTCCGGTGTCTGACCGCATTTCCTTCGGAACGCACTGCTTTGCCCTAGCCGTTGAAGGTAGGAAGCAAGAGATTAGGTGGGCCGCCGCTGATGCCGATTTTAGTATGTTCGACGAAATGCGCCATGCCAAGCTTCACGATCTAACATTGGATGAAAGGGCAATATTTGCGGAGGTTTGTGGCTTCTCTTGCCAAATGCCGGAATCAATTGCACAGCTTTGCCGGTCAGTTGAATACCTGGTGGGGAATGAAATTGCCGGGGACATTGTGGAATGCGGGGTTTACCTCGGAGCTTCAATTGTTGCAGTCATGCGGACATTGCAAAGATTGGGGGCTGAAAGGGACATTTGGCTTTACGATACATTTGAGGGAATGCCGAAGCCACAGGCGCTAGACCAATTCTGCAGCGAATCTTCTGGTGACGCCCATCAAATATGGGAAGATGCGAATCGAGACGGCTCGGGTTGGGTCAAGGCTGAATTGGACGCGGTGAAGACTAATCTTTCCCACGTCGGATATCCACAAGAGCGGGTGCATTTCGTAAAGGGCTTGGTGGAAGATACAATCCCGTCTACAATGCCAGACAAGATAGCTTTGCTTCGGCTCGACACGGATTTCTATTCGTCCACTAAACATGAATTGGTCCATTTGTTTCCCCGCGTAGTTTCCGGTGGCGTTGTGATTGTAGACGACTACGGGGCGTTCAAAGGGTCAAAGCAGGCGACTGACGAATATCTTAGGGAACAAGGGCTGAAAGTGCTATTGTCCCGGATTGATGAGCATGTGAGATTGTTTGTGAAGCCATAATGAGGTATACATGATAACTAAATTACTCAGGACAGACTTTCCGCTAAAGTTTGAAGTAGGCGATTGGGTTACATGTGGGCCAACGGAATTCGGAGGCTACGTTAATGGGGAAATTGTTGAGGCATTTCCGAATACAAAACTCTACCATGTAGAGGCAAATGATGGGGAGCGTTATTCCGTGTCGCTGGATGATGAGGGTATCTATATGCGCCGAATCCCAAGACCAATCTTTATAAGGAACTAAGGTGCGAAAATTAGACCTAATCAGGCCGACAGTCGGGGGTAGGTTGGGTTGAGATCATGGTGCCTCCACGAGGTTCTCAAGAAGAATGGCCTTTGTCGCGAGATGGGCTTGGGTGCCATAATCGAAAAGTTTCACGTGAAACGGAGTGGTGTATGACAGGACCTGGACATGATGATGAAGAACGCTGGCCCGGAAGTGCATCTTATGACTCGGCTGCGTATTTGGTCATAACGAAATCAGCGCCTTTGATAGCCGAAGTTCAGCGCCGAATAACAGCGGAATGGAATGCTGAGAAAACTGCGTTCAGCAGCAGGTTGATAGACAATCGTTGCGAAGTCTGCGGACTGTACGATCAAGAATTCAAGCGCGAGATTCGGCCAACCGAAGGTGCTGTATGATGCGTGATGTAAAATGGCCCTAGATTTTAAGCTCGCTAATTACCCTCTTTGTGAAAAGGTCATGCACATGGTCTTCACAAAAGAAGAAGTAGCCAATCCTGGTCTGACTCTGACTATTGGTGTTTGCGAATTCTCTGGAGAGAATAACTCTGGTCTAAAGATCAGGCCATTTAATGGTGTGGTTGTGTCGCTAGAGGAGAAAGAAGGAAATGGCCTTAGCTTTGATCTTAGCGGCTCATCCGCTAGGTCGCTCGGGCAAAGTATGATTAGGATGGCCGACGCTATTGATGGCGGATGGTCAAAAAATGAGGAGCCTAAAGCGTGACCGATCAGCCTAAATCTACCCAGCTTTCCCCCGAAGAATGGAAACAGCTTTGCTGCCTCAACAGTAAGCAGCTATTCGACTACATCACGAACATTCCTGCGATGGTGAAAGCCGACGAAACAGCGCCGATCACGGCTGGCCTTACCGCACAGCACGTTGCGGAGATTAACGCGCACATTGAACGCGGGGCGCAATTCCTCGGCGCATGGCTTAGGTCCAAGCCTGTGCAGCCGGTAGAGCAAAATCTGAAGGGTGCGACTGCACGGCAGATTATTCAAGACGATCCGCAGGCCATGAATGGTGCTCAACCTACGCGTCAGAAGCGCAAATACACGAAGCGGGCCAAGCCTGAACAGCGGGTGGCGTGATGAATACCATAGCAGAGTTTGAAGAAGTTAATCCTGAAGAGAAACAGACTATCCTTGAAACTCTATTGTTTGAATACGCTAAACTCGCCGGGCATGACGATACTTATAAACGCGCTTGCGGCGTGTTGCTACCTAGACTCATCATTACTACTGATCGCGCAAAAGAATAAATGCCAATTACGCCCTTATCCAACCTGAACTTCCGGCCCGGCGCTCCGCAAGAGGAGCTAGAGCCGATTGAGGTTGATCTTGGCGGCGATGCCGAGTCGATGGAAGACGGAGCGCGGAAGACAGAAAACCCGGATGGGTCTGTTGTTATTGAGTTATTCCCGCAATCCAAACGCAAGAAGTCCGACAAGTTCACGTCCAATCTCGCAGAGGACATGGACGACGCTGAGCTAAACAAAATCTCTGCGGATATTCTGGAGGGCATTCAGCGGGACGAGAATAGCCGCAAAGACCATCTGGATATGCTGGCGGAAGGCATTAAACTTCTCGGCTTGGTGATTGAGAGCAATAATGCTGGGACTTCAACGGCTTCCGCCCCGCTTGAAGGCATGTCCACGGTTCGCCATCCGCTTTTGTTGGAAGCCTGTCAGCTATTCCAAGCCAACGCGATGGGCGAGCTATTGCCTGCGGCTGGTCCTGTGAAGGTCAGGGATGACAGGCCGGAAACGCCACAGGCTGTAATTCAACAAGGAATGATAGGCCACAACGGAGGGCCGCCGCTTGAAGATGGACAGACGCCTTTCACTGCTCCTCCGGTTAATGCCGCTCCTCCCATGCCGCCACCGGCTCCGGCTGGCCCCCAGGGTGCTGTTCCTGTACTTCAATCACCGCCGGGTGGCGCTACTCCTGCTCCTCCTCCAGGTCCTAGCGGTCCTGTTCCACCACCGCCTGCTCCACCCCCTCCACAAGTCCCGCCTCCTCCTCCGGTAGCCGAGGAACCGCGCGACGAACTCGCTAACGCCTTGGAAAAGGACTTCAACCATTACTTAACGACCGATGCCAAGGAGTACGTTCCCGACACCGATCAAATGCTATTCAAGGTCGGGTTTGGTGGGTTGGGAATTAAGAAGGTCTACAACTGTCCTATCCGACGCAGGCCGGTTTCTGAAAGCGTTGATGTAGAAGACTTTATTGTTTCCAATGCTCTGACGGATTTGAGCAACGCTGGGAGAATTACGCACCGGATTAAAATGCGGCCTTCCGTTTTGAAGCGGATGCAAATTCTCAAAGTCTATCGCGACGTAATGATAGGGCAGCCGACGCAATCGGAATCGCCCAATTCAGTCGATCAGGCAAAGGCGGAAGTCCAAGGCGTTCAACCTCAGGTCCAAGACCCGAAGGACGCCGATCACGTTCTATTTGAATGCTACACCGAATTGGACTTGGACGAATACGCCCCGCCGCAGTTCAAGGGTAAGGGTCTTGCACTGCCGTACCGCGTTACGATTGAGCGGGACAGCCAGAAGGTTTTAGAGATTCGCCGCAACTGGCGCGAAGACGACAAGGAATGTCAGGCGAAGGAGTATTTCGTAGACTTCGTTTACATGAGGGCTTTCGGATTCTACGGCATTGGCCTTCTACACATGCTGGGGAACACGACTAAGGCGCTGACAGCGTTGTGGCGTGAGTTTATTGACGCTGGCATGTTCGCTAACTTCCCAGGCTTCCTGTATCTCAAGGGGGCGGGAAGACAGCTAACCAATCAGTTCCGCGTGGCCCCAGGTTCGGGAGTTGGGTTGGATTCGTCGGTTCAGGACATTCGGCAGGCGGTTATGCCGTTGCCATATAAGAATCCAGACGCTTCGTTTACCGCGTTCGTGACGCACGTTGAGCAGCTTGGCCAGCGTTTAGGTGGCACGGCTAACCAGCCGGTTGCGGAAGGCCGCGCCGATGCTCCTGTCGGTACTACGCTTGCACTCATTGAGCAGGCCATGAAGCCCGTAAGCGCTGTGAACAAGCGCTTGTACAACGCTCAGGGCCGGGAGTTGATGCTGTTCAAGGAGCGGTTCAGGGACGACCCTGAAGCCTTCTGGCGTTTTAACAAACGTCCTGCGATGAAATGGCAAAAGGAACAGTTTATCAAGGCGTTAGAGGACTACGATCTAGTCCCGGTGTCCGACCCGAACAATCCGTCGCGTCTGCATCGAGCGGCCAAGGGCGAGGCTTACAAGTCAATCGTGGCCATGGCTCCGCAGTTGTTCGATCCGAAGAAAGCCGCTCTTAAATACGCCCGCGACATTGAAATCG